ATCCTGGTAGTGGTAACTACAATGTAACTACAGAGTTTATTGGTAGAACTGCTGCAATTTTGTCGGATCTGACCATTTCACAATTGTTTACACTACCACATATGTATAACTCAATATTAACGGTTGAGGGACAGACTGCGGGTAACACACAACAACAAATTGGTGCGACGGCAACCACAGGAATACCAACTAATAGTAATTTGAGAATAAACACCACAAAGGGTCTTCAAAAACTCAATGAAGTTTATTCGATTTATGAATCGAGAGGTTTGATCGAAAAAGGATTTCCACGATTAACACTGAATGCTCTTGTTTTTAAACTACAAACGTTAGATAAATTAATAAATGAATCCTTTGGTAAACAAGATATGTCTGTATTAAGTGATATTGAAGAATACGGAAAAATAATCACAGAATTCAGAGCTAATGTTTATGGTAATTTTGACGGAAACTGGTACACAAAATATATTGATCCAACAGATGTTATAATCATAGGAAACAAAAAGTTTTACGGTTTGAAGAAAACTCTTCAGGATGGTTTGAGCCAACAAACTGCGTTGACAGATTTAGACAAAATTATAAAAGATAATAAAAAAGAGTTGTTAAATAATAAAACATTTGGTAACAACGGAACCTATACTATAAATGGTAAAACTCAACAATCTGAACTTTCGTTTAACTTAAGTATTGGAAATTTGGTTGGGACAATTAATCCTGACGAGTTAACACCACAGGATATTGAACAAACTTTTATTATAAGGAAAAATAGACTTCCAAGTCCAAACGATAATTTAGAATTGTTCGGGAATGAACTTAAGACTGAGTTAAGCTTCTCCTCAAAATATATAGATCCAAAAACCTTAGAAGTAGTTGATGAACCGAAACGTTTCTATATTTTTGGTGAACCAGCATTAAATGGATCATCACCACCTAATACTTTTTTACCAATATTAGATGCTCTACAAAAAAACTTTTCATCTCAATCACAAAAAATTGAGGAAGAGTTGTCTAAAGCTCTTGCGGAAAAAATTAAGAACAGTGAAAATGGATTAGGATTTAATCCAACTATAAGAAACGTAATGGCGGTCATTATGGCCAGTGCTGACGCGTTTTTGAGATTGATGGATGAAGTCCACAGAGAAGCTTGGGAAGTAAGGAAAAACCCTAACAGATTACAGGCAATTATTTCGGGTAGTAAAAACTTTGGTGTCGATAATAAAGATGTAGTACAAAAAGATGTTTCAAGTACTGAAAGTTTGAGTGATAACAACATTGTATACCCTTGGCCTCAATACTTTGAGGAAGAACAAGACGATAAAGGTAATGTTAAGTTTACTGTAAAATACCCTGGTGACCCTGAAGTAATTAACAGAACCAAAGGTTATCTTTGGGATTTGTGGCCCGAAGTAGAATTTACAGAGCAATACATCACGGGATCGATTCAAAAACAAGAAGTACCAGATCCAATTGATTACAATAACGAAATAGAGTTTACACAATATATTGGTGTTAATGCCGTTGAATTTCCTAACATAAATCAGCCATATCTTAACTTAACTGAAGTATCATTCTTCTATGAGATGTGGGAAAGACAGTATTTGGGTAGTAACTATACAAAACTATTCAAGGAAACGGGATACGAAAATGAATTGTATGCAGCTTTAGGTGAGTTTGAATTTTACAATATCAAACAAGCGGTTGAAGAATCCCCTCAACTACAAGGAATTTTGAAAAGATTTAAGTTCAATTATAACAATTTTATCAATTTTCTTAAAAATATATCTTTGGGTGGTGAGGGACAAAACTGGAACTTATTTGTCAGAGATGAGTTTGTAACGCCATATATCAAAGAATATATAGTTCAGGATTTTGAACTTTATAGTGTTGCGACTTTAAGTGAAAACTCACCATCGGTTCAGGGTCTTGAAAGTTCGACCAAAAAGATTCAGGATTACATTGCAAGTAGCAAGTCCAATAGTGTATCGTTTATTGACTCACCACCTTTTACAAATTTGGGTTGGGTTAAGACAAATCTTGCAAACGGTCAATCTATTGGTGTATTGGAAGATGCGAACCAAACAACGAAGTCACTATCTTTTTATCAGGACAAGAAAACTATTTCGAACATATTTGATGATCCATACTATAATAATTTTTGGACTTCAATTGATTGGATGAATAATGATGGATCTAATGTTGCTCAGTCAATATTAAACATCAATACATTCCTTCAGTCAAATGGACAAGCATATCCAACACAATCTTTGGGTGGACTTTCCACTCAAACACAACTTGCCGATTTCTATCAAAGTAGAGAACAGAAGAACTTCTTCCCAACGGAGTCTACATTGAACTATGGAAATGACTATGTAATTACCAGTGGGAACGTAAGTTCAATACAGACAACATCACTATTCAATACCCCTTACTTTGCAAATGCGATTAACGTTGGCGCTGAAAAACAAAAACAAGGTGATGTAAATCCTTATGTTGGGTTGGGTTACCTTGCATTGAATTCATTGCCGCTTATCACCCTACGTGAAAAGTTGAAGGAGGTTAATTTAACCAACAAGACAATCACAGATTTGGATTATCTGTATGCCACTTTCACTAAGTTTGCTGCGATTCACAGGATACCCTACGCTTGGATGTTAAAATACGGATCGATATGGCATCGTTACAAGACATTTATCAATAATCAAAGTGACATTTTGGATGACATTTGGACTGATTTTCCTTATTTGGAAAACTACGATCCAATCAGCCAAAATCCATCCACACAATACACGGTGAAGGACTATAATGGTGGTACTACAAATATATCACTTCAGTTGTCCTTGAATGTTACGACACCAATCAACTTGAATCACGATTCAATCAGTGCGGGATTCTACCCACAACTGATCAATAATTTTTATTACTTCTTTGCCAATGAGGATTTGGTATCGGGGTATACCGCATCTGATTGGTCCAATGCATATTCACAATCTTTTAGAATTGCAAAAACAAACCAATCAACAATTGCCTTCGGACCTGGTAGTGATTTAAATGACACTGGTAAAACTTTCTCACAGGTTAACTGGTATCAGTTTTATGATACGACTAACGATCCTTACTTGAAGTATAACTTATCTCAGGGTTATATGTTATTTCCCTCTACAGGTGCATTGAATTTCAATCAGGCTCGATTTGAATGTACAAATTCTACAGGACAGATTGTGAAACCATTCCTTAATAACCCTGCGGTTTACAACGGAACAACAAGAGGTGTTTGGTTGGCACCACAATTTGGTTATTACGACAACTCGTTGATCGAAAGACCGACACCGTTACAGTATCTGAAGGTGGTATATTCTGCCACCTCACAACAGGAAGCATTCAGTATTCAAAGTGAAAGTGTGTACTCTTCAATTGAAGAAGTATTAGGTGTGTTTAAACCTGAGGTACTTGATTTGTTTGAACAATACTTCTTGAATTGGTGTAATCCGATAACGGAAGGTGTGGACACATCAGAGGTGACAATTCTGAGATCTCCATCGGCTTTCTTCTCATCTGAGGACTTGGGAAACGATTTGTATTACTCAAAATTATATACCCTTATGATGAACTTCTTTATTGTCCCGAAAGTTCAACTTACAGGACAAGAAAATAAAGACGGGGCAATCCTTGCCACAAGTCAGATGGGTAGTATCACCACTTTCTTAAAAGGATTCTTCAATACAGATGTAATCTTAAAGTTGGGTAATCCAAGTAACTTTAGTAGAAGAACATTCGGAAGCTTTACGAACAACAGAAACCTACAACCTGTAGATAAAATTAACTTTGGTCCTTATGTGAATGGTTCTGTACCAGGGGATGCGGGCACCACACTGGCTCAGAGCATCGGAGAATTCCCTGAGGTTTGGTCGGCACTACAAAACAAAATTGGATTCTCATCAATACCTGGTCTACAATATACAAACAGCGGGTCATACTATACCAACTTCTTTAAAGATTTTGGAATTGCCTTTACTGAAACAAACGTAAATGAGTTGTACCAAATCATAAAAATGTATGGTGGTGCAAAACTGGCAGACAACTCCCTGACACCTGCACAATTCTATAGTGCGTTCTCTGATTTCTTGACCCTTCAGGAAAAGTTCCAATTCAATGCGATGAACCACACATTCATCCAATTGAACAAGAACCTACCAAATGTAACGGAAACTAGAGTCAACAACACAATATCATCATTGGATGGTAAAACAACCAAGGTGGAGTTGTGGGAAACGTTCAAAAATTTCAACGATAAATGGATCGCTGGTGGTGACTTCGAAACAAGAACTCTATTTGAGGATTTCTTGTTTATGGATAGAGGTAACAGAGATGTTGGTAACCAAATAATCGTTGATGTAATATCACTATTAGGATATCTACAATCTAAAACTGCGACTTTCTCACTATATTCCTTGATAGGGGAACTACTAGCTAAAAACAATTTCATATTCTTTGCCCTTCCATCATACGTAAACTTCTACGGAATACAAACAGCATTAAAAACGGCAGGAAGACAACTTGATCCCGAAATTGCAAACTCAGCCTTCGGAACATTCTTAACTGTAGACTATCAAAACTCCAAACCAAAGTTCCTTTGTATGTATGTTGACAAACCATCAGAACACCTTGATTTAAAAGAAAATCAAAGTGTTAGATTCAGAACAGATACATTCGATCTTAGACGCGGAGTTAATAATCCAATTTTGGAAAATCAAGAAAATAAAACTGATTGGGCGTTTTCAAATAAAGTTGTTGGATTTAATTTGGATTTTGGGATAAGAAATCAGAATATGTTTCAATCGATTAGTTTAAATCAGAACCAATACAAAAACACTGCGGAGACTTTTCAAGTGTTAACTAACTTAGGTAATCAGGCTAGTGGTGATAAAGTGGCACAACAATCACAATCGTTGTATAATGTATACAGATCAAGAAGTTATACTTGTGAAGTTGTTTCGATGGGTAATGTAATGATTCAACCTACGATGTATTTTAACTTGAGACACGTTCCGATGTTCACAGGTCCATATCTAATTACAAACGTATCGCATAATATTAGTGAAAATGGGTTTAACACTCAATTTACTGGTGTAAGAGTTCCAATTTATTCATTTCCTGATATCGATTCGTTGGTTGTTTCAGTGAATAAGGATTTGCTGAAGAGATACAAAGAAAGGTATAAAACTAAAGCGTCATCATCAGTAAGTGCGGAAAACGCAAGTAATACTACGAATTCTGGAACTACAGCAAATGGACAAGGATCTGCTATGGGTGTTAATCAACCTTGTAGAGATCTTACAAAGTATCAGGACCTTGATTTTGTTGATACTGAAAAAGTATTAATACCTAAAGCTGAAATCAAAAATTATTTAGCTACGTTGACAAGTACTAGTCAAAACCTAAAGATTTATGCCTATGGAGTTGTCAACATTAAAAATGGAACCGCAAGTAATGTTGTAGTTCAGGGAAATAATAACAACTTATTTGGTATTGGTACTAATGTTGAGTGGAAGGGTAATGTTTCTACATTTATTTCGGCACAAACCTGCATTCAAAATTCAAACGGACAAACACAACCAATTGCGGTATTTGAGAATTTTACAGATTCAATAGATTTCTTTATATCTTCGAATAATAACTTCACAGGTATAATAGGTAATCTCGTTAATTTAAATGCTAGTATCATTGAAGCTCAGAGTATTGCGGACGCATTGACACAATTATACCTATCGACTTGGATTAACCGATATGGGTTTGGTAAGTCGGCAGTACAAATACAACAGGAAGTTATAGGACAAATTGGTACAAAAATTACTCAAAAGGAGTATGATGAAATAAAAACCGCATTTTACAACGCTGTGGTATATCTACAGTGATATGTATTATTTTGGTTTTTTAATATATTTATAAGAAAAAAGTTTTATGAACTTAAAAAATTTATTAGATAATTATCTTAGAAAAGATACGAGAATCTCTGAAAAACAAATTTCTCAGGAATATAAAGAGGTTTGTGATTTAGACACCGGTGATTGCTACACTGTAAGAATGAAAGACGGACTTATTGAAAGAGTTGATAATTCTATGAAAATAAACAGAACATTAAAAGTTGAAACACCACACGGTGTTAAAACACTTTTAAATGGTTAAAAAAATTACAAAATGAAGATTGACGAAAAAATCATTTCCGAATTAAGAAGACATAATGAAATTAATTCATACATCATAGAGCAAGAGGTCACTGACCCCTTAGCTGAACCAACAGGAACAGAAGCGGCACCTGCTGACGATACTGCTGCTGATTTAACTGCGGATGAGGTTCCCGAGCCTGTAGATGTTGCTACCGATCCTGATGTTGAGGTGGTTAATAATTCTGTAGACTCTGTGGATGATACTGGAACCGAAGAATTAGATATTACAGATTTGGTTACAACACAGAAAAAAGTTTCAGAAAAGCAGGATGAGTATATGGATATGATGATTTCTAAGTTGGAAGATTTGGAAAACAAACTATCCACAATGGATTCAATCTTCGACAAAATTAATTCTTTGGAAAATAAAATCGAAAAATATAGAGAGAAAACTCCTGAAGAAAAATTACATCTTAGAAGTTTAGACTCATATCCATACAATCAGAAGTTAACTGATTTCTTTGTGGATAAACAAGATGAGATGGAAAAATCTGGCAAACACGAATATGTTTTGACCGATGAGGATGTAGAAAACTATTCACCAAATGAGATCAAAAGCACTTTCAATTCTTATTTACAGAATAAGAATCAAAATCAAATGAGATAAATAATCGTTCATATTATATCTGCAAAAAGTCTCACCTTGGTGGGACTTTTTTGTTTAGGGTAGTTTGACTCTTCTATGTTTTCACTTATACTTGATAAAGATAAAAGAGTAAATAATTATGACAAATTCAAGTTTAGACGCGGTACTCGCTCAATATGAGAAGAATACCACAAGGTACGACTCTGGTAACCAGATGTCACAGGAAGAACGTATGAAGAAATACTTCACTACGATTCTTGATAAGAACAACAAATCAGGACAAAAAAGAGTTCGGATCCTCCCAACCAAGGATGGTTCTTCTCCTTTTGTTGAGGTATGGTATCACGAAATTCAAGTTAATGGACAATGGGTTAAATTATACGATCCAGGTCAAAACGATAATGAGCGTTCACCACTAACCGAGGTTTATGAGGCGCTTATTTCAACAGGTAAGGAATCAGATAAAGATTTGGCTCGTCAATACAAAGCACGTAAGTTTTACATTGTAAAAGTTGTAGACCGTGATGCTGAAGATGATGGTGTTAAGTTTTGGAGATTCAAAGACAACTACAAACAAGAAGGTATTCTTGATAAAATTATACCAATTTGGAGAGCAAAAGGTGACGTTACTGATGCAGAAAATGGTCGTGACCTCATCATAGAATTAACAAAGTCTAAGACACCCGCAGGTAAGGAATATACTGTTGTTCAGACTATTATGTATGATGATCCTTCACCTCTTCACACTGACAAAGTATTAATGAAGGAATGGATGGAAGACGAAATGACTTGGTCAAATGTATACTCCAAAAAACCAGTAGAATACTTAGAAGCTATTGCTCGTGGTGAGACTCCAATTTGGGATAATGAAACTAAAAAGTATATTTACGGTGATGACGTAGAAATTAGTATGGGTGGTAAATCAGAATCAAAACAAATTGTTGATCCGCAAGCGAATGCTACGGTTGACGAAGACCTACCATTTTAATTAATAAGGTGCAGGAAATACCTGCACTTTTTTTCAACTTTTAAAAATCAAAAAAAATATGAACAAAAGACTTAATGACGCGCTAGTCAAAAAATACGAAGCTCAGATTGCTGAAGCTGAGGCCACACTCGAAATCTACTTTACTAATTCAGTGGGTATTGGAGAACATCCACAACACTTGGAAGAAATGGATAAGTTTGTTACACAACTTACCGATGCGATGGATAAGAAAAAAGTTCTTGAAGAATTTTGGAAATACAATCAAAAGTAATGGCACTTAAGAAAAAAGATTTCGGAGATATCAAAAAGAAGTTTTCAACTTCTGCAAAATACAAACCACAAAGATTTTTTGATTTAGGTCAGGATTTCTTAGAAGCGGTTGGACTTCCTGGTCCTGCGATTGGTCACTTGAATATGCTCTTGGGACACTCAGATACGGGTAAAACAACTGCTTTGATTAAGAATGCAGTTGATGCTCAAAAAAAAGGGATACTACCTGTCTTTATTATCACTGAACAGAAATGGAGTTTTGAACACGCAAGACTTATGGGTTTTGAGTGTGAGGAAGTTGTAGATAAAGAAACGGGCGAACTTGATTGGGATGGTTTCTTTATTTTTAACAATAATTTCAGTTATATTGAACAAATTACGGATTATATTAACGAGTTGTTAGATGCTCAAAAAAATGGAGAACTCGAGTATGACCTTCTGTTTATGTGGGATTCGGTTGGTTCGGTTCCTTGTAAGATGACTTATGAAGGTAAAGGGGGTAAACAACACAATGCTGCGGTATTAGCGGACAAAATTGGTATGGGTATCAACCAAAGAATATCAGGGTCCCGTAAAGCAGATTCAAAGTGGGAAAACACTTTGGTTATTGTAAACCAACCTTGGGTAGAATTACCAGACAACCCCTTTGGGCAACCCAAAATTAAAGCAAAGGGTGGTGAAGCAATTTGGTTGAACTCGTCTTTGGTTTTCTTATTTGGTAATCAGAAAGGTGCGGGTACGACTAAAATCACAGCAACAAAAGACAAAAGAACTGTTAAGTTTGCAAGTCGTACTAAAGTATCGGTGTTGAAAAATCACATTAATGGTTTGGGTTATGAAGACGGTAAGATTATTGTGACACCTCACGGTTTCTTGGCGGGTAAGGAAGCATCGGAGGAAAAAACTTCAATTGAAGCATACAAGAAAGAATACTCAGAGTATTGGAAAAGTATCATCGGAGCTGATGGTGATTTTGATTTGAAGGAAGAAAGAGAAGTTATTGAATAACATTAACTAAACATAGGTGATTCGTACATTAATTGTTGATGCAGACAATCTGTTTAAAATAGGTTTCCACGGGGTAAGAGAATTTTACCACGACGGTAAACATATTGGAGGTATTTTTCATTTTTTGAATGTTGTTCGTAAACTTTTAATTAACCAAGAATACGATAAGGTTTTCGTGGTATGGGATGGTCCTAACAATTCCATTCAGCGTAAAGCCATTTATTCGGAATATAAAAACAATAGGACTTCTTCTTTGACTGAATCAAAGAGGGAGTCCTTTTATTTTCAAAAGAACCGAGTCAAACAATATTTGGAAGAAATGTTTGTGAGACAGGTTTGTTTGGAAGGATGTGAATCGGATGATGTTATTGCCTATTATTGTCAAATATCACTTGATGAACAAAAAACTATTTTTTCATCCGATAAGGATTTAACACAACTTATTTCTGATAAAGTTATGATATATTCACCGATTCATCGGGAGACTTATGGGTATGGAGAAAAAGTTAAAATTGGTCAATTAATTATACCAATCGAAAATGTCGTAACACTTAAGGTTTTCTTGGGTGACAAATCCGACAATATTCCTGGTATTGATCGTTTAGGTGAAAAAACTTTTGTTAAATTCTTTCCTGAGATTTTGGACAAACCTGTTTCTGTTGATTACATTATAGAACGGACCAAGGAGATCCTTTCTGAGGACAATTCCTTGACCGTGTTAAACAATCTAATCAATGGTAAGACAAAGACACAAACACTCGGAAAAGAGTTCGTTAAAACGAATATTTCACTTATTGATCTTAGTCAACCACTATTATCGGAAGAAAACAAAGAAGAAATTAGAAACTATTATTTTGAGGAGTTAGACCCTGAAGAAAGAGGGTATAAAAACATACTTAGATTTATGGAAGAAGATGGAATCTTTAAGTATCTTCCAAAAACAAACGACGGGTGGGTAGAGTTTGTACAACCGTTTTTAAAGCTCACCAGAAAAGAAAAAAGAAGAATTAAAAAAAATTAAATTATGAAAGAAATTAATGATATAACGAAGATGGAGTTTTTGTTGACCCTCAATGACAATATTGTGGTACAACGATACTTCAACGTTAAGAATTACAATCCGACTGCTCGTAACAGCTACACTATGGTTGAACTTATGAATCAGATTAAAGAACAGATTCACGAGGACTTGAAAGCGAAATCCTGTTATTTTTTGCTTGACAACTACCATCAAATTTTGATAGATCCAAGTGTACTTTCCACCTCAAATACCGATGGTCCTGAGTCGTTTAATATGTATTTGAAGCTCGGAGACCTGACAATTTGTCACTCAGGGTGGGATGCTAAAATATACCCACCTAAAATAAGATACACCGTAGATGTGCGTCCACACCTAAAAAGTGTACTTTCACACCTAACTGACATTTTTTCAAATCAAAATTTAGTGTACAACTACTTGAATATTCAGCTAGTATAAGCGTATTTATAAAACACGAAAAACGTATTAACGATAGACTATGAGCGACGAAAAAAACTTTGGATACCTTGGAAACACATTTCAAATACAATTACTTAATAACATTATACTTTTCAAAGATTTTGCTGCATCTATCGTTGATGTATTAGATCCCAAGTACTTCGATAACCAATACTTCCGTTTGATTATGCAAATGATCAAAGAATATTATGTGAAGTATGAACACGTCCCAAATTTTGATACACTCGATCAACTCACCAAAAGTGAGATAAGTGCACCTATGGCTCAAAAAATGGTTTTGGATATGGTCAAACAGGTAAAGGATGCACCATTAGAAGGTCATAATTTTGTACAAGAAAAATCCCTGAAATTTTGCAAACAACAAGAGTTACAGAAGGTGATGACAAAGGCACAAAAGATTATTGATAAAGGTGACTTCGAAAGTTACGACCATTTGGAAGAGATGGTTCGTGAAGCTTTACAGGTCGGTGAAATTGATCCAGGGACTAACGATGTGTTCAGTAATTTGGATGAGGTTCTACAAGACGATTACAGACATCCAATTCCAATTGGCATTACTGGTATTGACAACCTTCTTAAAGGTGGATTGGCTAAAGGTGAGATTGGAGTAATCCTTGCACCTACTGGTGTTGGTAAAACAACAGTTCTTACAAAATTTGCCAATCACGCGTTTAATTTGGGTTATAACGTACTTCAAGTATTCTTTGAGGACAATCCGAAAATCATCCAAAGAAAACACTTCACACTGTGGACAGGTATTGCACCTGACAACCTGTCACAATTCAGGGATGAAGTAATGGAAAAAGTTCGAACAGTTCAGGCTAGTATGCCAAATAAACTGACACTAAAAAAATTACCTTCAGATACATTGACACTAAATCAGATTAAGAATCAGATTAGAAAGTTAATTGCTGAAGGAACAAAAGTTGATTTGATAGTGTTAGATTACATTGACTGTATTATGCCTGATAAAAACTTAGGTGATGAATGGAAAAGTGAGGGATCTGTGATGAGAGGTTTCGAGTCGATGTGTCACGAACTTGGTTTAGTAGGATGGACTGCAACACAAGGTAACCGATCTTCCATATCATCTGACGTAGTAACTACTGACCAAATGGGAGGTTCAATTAAAAAAGCTCAAGTTGGTCACGTAATTATAAGTGTTGCAAAATCTCTCCAACAAAAAGAGATGAATTTAGCAACTATTGCCATCACAAAATCTCGTATTGGAAAGGATGGTATCGTATTCGAAAACTGTAAATTTGATAACGAAATGATTGTTATTGATACTGAACAAAGTGTCACCTTCTTAGGTCTTGAAGAACAAAAAGAAGAAAAAAACAAACTACGTATCAAAGAACTGTTGGAGAGAAGAAAACAACAAACAACTTAATTAAAATAAATAAAAACTATGAATAACAACATTTTTAGTATGGCACTAAAAGATCACCGATATGTGATCAAAAGAAGCGGTGAAAAAGTCTTCTTCGAATCTGAAAAAATAAAAAATGCGGTTACTAAAGCTATGGCGTCAGTCGGAAAGGTTGACTTAGAAATGGCTGAAAAAATTGCAAGGATTGCAAAAAGAAGTCTTTTCAAAGGTGATAAAGATAGAGTTCCTCACGTGGACGAAGTTCACGATATGGTGGAGAACAAACTTATGGACAATGGTTTAAATGACGTGGCCAAGGAATATATCATTTATAGATCAAGACACAAACCCAATATTTTTCAAAAAAGAACAAATTTAAAACCCTACGAATACCCTCAATTAGTCGAATATGTTGATGCTATAAGACACTCATATTGGGTTCACACGGAGTTCAATTTTACTTCCGATATTCAAGACTTTAAAGTTCACCTTTCTGAAAAAGAACAAAGTGCGGTACAAAGAGCAATGTTGGCGATTTCACAAATTGAAATAGCGGTAAAATCTTTTTGGGGGGACATCTTCAAGAAACTACCAAAACCTGAAATCGGGAATGTCGGGGCTACCTTTGCAGAATCAGAAGTAAGACACGCGGATGCGTACTCACATTTGATTCAACTACTTGGTTTGAATAAAGAGTTCGAAAATATCCTTGAAGTACCAGCAATTCGCAGAAGAATCAAATACTTGGAAAAAACAATTCACAATTCTAAATCTGTTGAAAATCAAGATTATTTTGAATCTGTAGTATTGTTTTCGATGTTTGTCGAGAATGTATCACTATTTTCTCAGTTTTTGGTTATTATGTCATTCAACAAACATAAAAATGTTTTGAAAGGTATAAGTAATGCGGTTGAGGCCACATCTAAAGAAGAAAATATTCACGCAGGTTTTGGATTCGATTTGGTTAATTTAATCAAGGAAGAAAATCCAACTTGGTGGAATGAAGAATTAATTGAAGATTTGATTGATGCGACAAAAGATGCTTACGAAGCGGAATCTGAAATTGTTGATTGGATTTTTGAAAAAGGTGATCTTTCTTTCCTAACGAAGGCACAAACAATGGAATTTATCAAACATAGATTTAATACCTCCTTGAATTCTATTGGAATTGATAGTATATTTGAAATCAATCAACCTTTGTTGGAAACAACTGAATGGTTTGATGATGAAATTTTAACAACGAAACACACCGATTTCTTTAATAAAAGAAGTATCAATTACAGTAAGAAATCGAAATCGATAACAATGAATGATTTATTTTAATATATAGATATGGAAGATAGAAAACCTTTTGATTGGATTAACGAAGAGTCTGTTACTTTTCTTCGTAGAGGATATTTGAGTGAGGGTGAAGAACCTTTAGAAAGAATTATGACGATAGCAAAACACGCTGAAGAACTTTTGGGTATGAAGGGTTTTGCCGATAAATTTTATGAGTATATGGGTAAAGGTTGGTATTCTTTATCTTCTCCTGTATGGGCTAACTTCGGTAAAAAAAGAGGTTTACCGGTTAGTTGTTTTGGATCAAACATTGGAGACAATATTGAGTCCATTCTTTACACTCAGGCCGAAGTTGGTCAAATGAGTAAAATGGGTGGAGGTACCTCAGGATATTTTGGAAACATTCGTGGTAGAGGCGCAGAAATCACCGACAATGGACAAGCACCAGGATCAGTTCATTTTATGAACCTATTCCAAAGTGTGGTCGATAACATTTCACAGGGGTCTACCCGTAGAGGTCGTTTTTCACCGTATTTACCAGTGGAACATCCCGATATTATGGAGTTCTTGGAAATCGGAACAGAAGGGTTTCCAATTCAAGAGTTGACTCACGCGGTTACTGTTACCGATGAGTTTATGAATGATATGATTGCCGGTGACAAAAAGAAAAGAGCTATTTGGGCTAAGATCATTCAACGAAGAGGTGAGATTGGTTATCCATACATTATGTTCACCGATACAATGAACAAAAATGCTCCCGAGGTTTATAAGGACAAAGAAATGAAAATTTATAACTCAAACTTGTGTTCCGAAATTGCACTTCACAACTCAGAAGAGGAATCTTTTGTCTGTGTATTGTCATCTATGAATCTTCTTCACTATGATGAGTGGAAGGACACAGACGCGATTGAGTTGATGGTTTACTTCCTTGATGTTGTTGTGACAGAGTTCATCACCAAAATTGATGAGATTAGAAATAATGGAACTATTGAGGGTCAAAGAGCATTCTTCTACCTTGAAAAGGCATACAATTTTGCTAAAAGACAAAGAGCACTCGGTTTGGGTGTATTGGGATGGCACTCACTTCTTCAGTCTAAGGGACTTCCTTTTGATAGTAAGGACAGTGCGAGATTGAATGTAGAAGTTTTTAAACTAATAAAAGAAAAGTCATACGAGGCTTCTGCCACTTTGGCTAAAATGTTTGGAGAACCCGAACATTTGATAGGATATGGGAGAAGAAATGTTACCTTGAATGCAATTGCACCGACAACATCTTCAGCATTTATCTTAGGTCAGGTTTCTCAGTCAATTGAACCAATTTGGTCTAATGCTTATGTTAAGGACGTGGCTAAATTAAAAGTCACCATTAAGAACCGAGTACTTCAGAAGTTGTTGGCGTCTATGAAAAAGGACACCAAAGCGACTTGGGATAGTATTAAACAACACGATGGTTCAGTTCAACACTTAGATTTCTTAACACAAGAAGAAAAAGATGTATTCAGAACTTTTGCGGAAATTAACCAATCAACAATCATCAACCAAGCTGCAGTTAGACAGGATTTCATTGACCAATCACAATCACTGAACTTAATGATTTCACCTGATATGCCAACCAAAGATGTTAACAAACTACTTATGGATGCTTGGCAGTTGGGTGTCAAAACACTGTACTACCAACACTCAATGAACTCAGCACAGGCATTCGCGAGAAAAAGACTCAATCTAAATGATTTGGTTTGTACTTCCTGTGAAGCGTAATATTTGAAATAGTAGATATAAAGAAACTCGACAAAACTTGTCGGGTTTTTTTATTTCAAAAAAAAATATCAGGAATATATTTATGAAATATGGCAGACGGTCAAACATACGGTATTAATTTTCCATTCAGAGATAGTCCTGTTGGGGATTACCTTTCTTTATCTGTAACAACTGAGGAAGAGATTAGAAGTAATCTTCTTCATCTATTGTTAACAAGAAGAGGTAGTAGATATTATCTACCTACATTTGGTACAAGATTGTATGAGTTTATTTTTGAACCATTGGATGGACCTTCTTTTGAAGCTATTAAATCAGACATTAAAGACGCGGTCGGGGAATTTATTCCTAACCTTACGATCAACAATATTTCAATTACACCATACACTGACGATGCTGAACTAATCGGAGATTTAAACGTCACTAATTTAGGTGTGGGGGGTGTTTACAGAGTACCTGGTAGAGGGACTGAAGAATATACTGCAAAAATAAGAATAGATTTCACAGCAGACGATATTGCTTTCGGACAACGAGATTTCGTAATTATAAATATTTAATACCAAATGGCAAACAGAAGAATTTCCTATACTGAAAGAGACTTTGAAGGATTACGTCAAGATCTTATCAACTATACTCAACAATACTATCCAGATACTATTGATAACTTCAATGATGCGTCTGTGTATTCAGTATTTCTGGATTTAAATGCAGCTATCGGTGACAACCTACACTACCATATTGACAGAAGTATTCAGGAGACTGTTCTTCAATATGCACAACAAAGATCATCAATCTATAATATCGCAAGGACTTACGGACTTAAAATACCTGGTAACAGACCATCAGTCGCTTTGGTTGACTTATCAATTACAGTTCCTGCATTTGGTGATAAAGAAGACACACGTTATTTGGGGATCTTAAGATCAGGTTCACAATTTCTTGGTGCGGGTCAAGTATTTGAGAATGTATACGACATTGACTTCGCATCACAATACAACAATCAGGGGTTTCCAAACCAAACAAAAATTCCAAATTTTGATTCAAACAACAGACTAATCAACTACACGATAACCAAAAGAGAAGTGGTTGTTAACGGTGTTACCAAAATATTCAAAAAGGTTATCAACCCGTCAGATGTAACACCATTCTACGAATTTTTCCTCCCCGACAGAAATGTGTTGTCCGTAAGTGCTATTATCCAAAAAGACGGAACAACTTATCAAACCACACCGACGTATCAGGAGTTTTTAAATCCATTGAATAGATGGTATGAAGTGGATGCTTTAGCTGAAAATACCATATTTGTAGAAGATCCAACAAAACCAAGTGACAGACCTGGTATTAAAGTTGGAAGATACATCGAGACAGATACAAGATTTATAACAGAATTTACACCTGAAGGTTTCTTAAAGTTAACCTTTGGTAATGGAACCACAACCCCTGAACAACAATTGGCCCAGTTTTCTAGAACTGGAGTTCCTTTAAGAATTCAGGATTACCAAAACAATATTGGATTAGGTACAACCGTAAAACCAAATACCACTTTGTTTGTTCAATATAGAATTGGTGGTGGATTGGCATCTAACGTGGGGGTTAATGTAATCAATCAGGTTGGAACAATTAACTTTTTTGTAAATGGACCATCAGAGAATCTTAACCAAACAGTTATTGGTTCACTACAGGTAAACAACGTAACAGCTGCGATCGGAGGGGCAAACCAACCCACAATTGAAGAGGCAAGACAGATGGTAAGTTTTAACTTTGCGGCACAGAAAAGAGCGGTAACAATCAACGATTATAAGTCATTGATTTCGACAATGCCTGGTAAGTTTGGTGCACCTGCTAAGGTATCAATTACAGAACAAAACAACAAAATTTTAATTCAAATTTTATCTTACGATACAAATGGTTCTTTGACTGCTAATGTGTCAAATACTTTAGCTCAAAATATTGCAACATATTTGTCAAACTATCGTATGATAAATGATTATATTCAAGTCGAAGCTTCACAAGTCATTGACTTGGAATTTGAATATTCAATTGTATTTGATTCAACACAAAATCAGGGTCAAGTTATTACACAAGTTATCGATCAAACTCAAACATTTATGAGTCCACAAGTCAGAGATTTGGGGGAGAATGTTAATATATCAAATCTACGAAGAATCATTCAAGATATACCAGGTGTTGTATCGGTTGCAGATATAAAAGTATTTAATAAAGTCGGTGGACAATATTCATCAAGTGAAACATCTCAAAGATACTCAAACAATGAGACAAAACAGATTCAATTAATTGACGAAACAATTTACGCACAACCAAATCAAATTTATCAGGTTAGATTCCCTAACAAAGACATCAAAGTTAGAATCAAAAATCTCAAAACAGTAGATTTCTCCTAACCTTATATTCAGTTTAATTTACTACCACCTAAAATTTGATAAATAACTATTTATCACAAAAGGATAACTATGCCGAAATCTTATAGAATTAGAACACAACCTGGTGTTGATAAGTCGATACAAGTACAAGTAGAACAAGATTTTGATTTTCTTGAAATTCTTTCCTTGAAATTAAGACAGGAAGATGTTTATACTAGATTCTGTGCGGACTATGGTGTTGTTGTTGGACGAGTTTTTGCTAATGGGGGAACAGGTATACCGAATGCAAGGATATCCATTTTTATTCCTTTGGACAATTTAGATGCTGAGGATCCGATTATATCGACACTGTATCCTTATACTTCTGTTGACCAAAAAAATGAAGATGGTTATAGATATAATCTTCTACCTTATCGTCCATCTTATCGTGGACACTCAGCCACAGGAACATTTCCTGACGTTCAAGATGTATTAACAAGAAGTGAGGTTCTTGAAGTTTACGAAAAATATTACAAATACACCACGAAAACAAATGAGTCAGGTGACTTTATGATTGTTGGTGTGCCTCTTGGACAACAACAAATTTTTATGGATTTGGATTTGTCAGATATGGGTTGTTTTTCATTAAGACCACAGGATTTGGTTCGTACTGGTTTGGGGGTTGTAGAACAATTTGACGGAACACAATTTAGATCATCTCAGGATTTGGCATCACTTCCACAGATTGTAACAAGTGCTGCTGACATCGATGTGGGTAGTTTTTGGGGTCAGGAAGACTTATGTAATATCGGAATTACAAGACTTGATTTTGATTTGGAGGGTTTGGGTGTAAAGATAGAACCAACTGCCGTGTTTATGGGTTCTATTTTTTCTTCAGAAGATGCCGATTCAATTAGGAAAAATTGTAAACCCACAAGTGAAGGTGGTAACTTATGTGATTTAATAACAGGTGAAGGTACAATTCAATCCATTAGACAAACGATACTTGTTGATGAAAACGGAGACCCTGTATTGGAGGAATTTAAATTAGCCAATGGTGGTAAGATTATCGATACTGATGGTGCGTTCTTGGTGGAGATTCCTATGAATATGGATTATGTTATTACCAATGAATTTGGTGAACAAATTTTATCAAACGACCCGTCAGTTGGAATTCCAACTACCGGTAAGTACAGATTCAAAGTTAAGTTTCAAGCGGAAGTTGAAAGTGTACCCACACCATTTCAACAATTCTTACCGATTTTAGGAACGGCACAAAGGGCCAATTTTATCATACCTCAAATCAGAGAATATGGGTGGAGTGGAACGTCTGCAAATCCAGGTATAGATCCTGATTCACTTTCTAATCCCGACAGCCCAAATTATAATGTCAACTATACTGCAAACACTCAGTGGCAACAATACAATAAATCGTATTCTTTTTCAGTAGATTGGAACGATTACCCTGACAAACCAGCGGCGATTGCCTGTGAGGATTTTTTCTATAAAATGAAATACAACAAGGTTTATACTCCATCTGTTTTAATTGACGAGTATAGAAAAGGTTCAGGAAGGGCTAGATTCATTGGAATCAAAGAAATAACAGAAAGAAGTTGTCGTACAACAAACAACCCTTTTCCGGTTACAGAAGGACTAAGAAATTTCGATTTAATATTCTTTTTGTTCAATATTCTTTTAACAATTTTTACACCTGTAATTTTGTCTTTAATTTTAATTGGTCACGTTATTTGTTTTATATGGCCAGTATTACGATTTATTTTGAATGTTGTAATAAATGCAGTTATAGGTGTTATTTTCCTTATATGTTTGGCTATCAGGGCAATAACCTTTGGTTTATTGAAATTAAAATGCTCAAGAATAAGAACGGTAAATATTCCCAAAGAGTGTCCTTTAACTTCAATACCTTTGCCCAATTTATCATATCCTGACTGCGATGCCTGTGATTGTGAATCAAGACCTGCCGGACAAGCTGAAAATTTACCTGAAGGTGTAGATAACTCGACAGTATTGTTTAATGCCAATCAATACGAATTTTACGACAGATTGATCGCACTTGATGGTGATGATGAAATCAAAGAAAGTTGGATGGCAAAATATCAGTATGGTTTTCAATCATCAATGGCTGGATTCGATGATGGTGAAAATAACTATGATTTCACAAAGGCTCCATTTATGGATGACGATAGAGATGCAGGTGGAAACCCATTCACAAAATATAAAACTTGGTCTTTAGACATTCCATTACCTGAGAGAATTAATCTATTCAACCTCAAATCGAAATACCACACGACAGGGTCATTTAACCAAATTGAGGTGAGGGTAAATAAAGATAATCCATCGAATGCCGGATTATTCCACAAAGATAATGTTTTGGCAATTGTTTGTGATCCTGAAACCTTGAATCTTTTTCCTAATGGTCAAATTCTTACATTTCAAAACGTAGACAATTCGGTGGATCCAAACATAAGTGGTTTTACCACAGGATACACTAAAACAGGTAACTATGGAGTGACTGTTGTTAATGCTAACGCTGCAAATCCTGGTACCGCAGCATCAAGAACCTATCAAGTGACAGGTACAACAGAGGGTTTTGTACAAGATTCAAGTGGTCAGTGGGTAAGACAGTATAATTTTCCTGCCGACGTGGAATACTATCAAGTTATTACTGCACATACTGTGTCTTCATATACTGCAATAACACAATCAGTCGGTGGTGGTGTTCCACAAGCACCAAATGAGGCAGGTTATAATGCAGGTTCTAACCTAAGTTTTCTTCAAAGATATATCTTTGGATACCAAAGAGTTCAAAGGTTCGGTACTGCAATTAATGACCCCTATGAGTATCCCGATGATAATACCACGGGTATTGGAGATACCGGTATGTTTGAACAAAATGGACCTAACTTTAGGTTGAATTCTGATTACTTAAATCACATAGTTGTTTTCTTGGTTAGGGGTGTTGATATGTACACAGATAGACAAGATATTGAATATGATTTATCAAAACTTTATGGTGTATCGTCGGGTGGTCCTAAAATAAGAGGATACTATAAAATGAACGTACCGATACAACCGTACACTTCAGGTACGGATTGGAGATTACCAAGACACAATTTAATTGCTAATAACGCATCAAGTTCAAATGGTTTTCTATTTTTTGATAGTTGGACATTCACTCCTGGTACAAATTTCCAATCTTTTAACACAAAAAATCACTTGGATTATTCTTGTTTAGATTCTTCAAATGTAAAAATAGGCAATTCTAATAATACGAACTATTCATCTGATTTCAGTAATACAAACCAATCACTTTCACTTAACAAGTCAGTGACATCTTGGGATACTATGATTAATTATGGTTCCCCCGTTGATGGTTACAGAAGTGGTTACCAAAACTTAGAAATTGTTGAGGGTGGTAGTGTTATTATGGCGAATAGTACTAGTACACCTGCGAGATCAAACTACAGATACTTTTCACCAACATATTTTACACAATATCCCACTGATACTTTACCAATGACCAGCTCATCGAAAATTGTTATGAGAGCTGAGAGACTGCCAAGTTCAGATGTTAGGGACAGAAGATTTGTTTTACATCAAAATGGTGCATTTGCGATGTATCAATTGAGTGATGGTGGTGAGTCATCTTTATTGGTCCCAACATATACAACAGGAACTGAAACAAATGGTGATCTATCTGATGATTTTGCGGAAGACGGCGGAAATGTTGCTCAAACTGTTTTGGCTACATTTAATTGTGAAACTATGGTTCCGTTAAAATGTTACTCAGGTGACGGAGAAAATTTTGACGTAAGACCGTTGACTGACGATTGTTATTACGTTGGTAATGCTCAACAAGGAGTCACAAAGATGTATAAGGGTTGTTACTACTTACTTCAAAGAAACTTCTTTATTGCTGCTGACTTTAACATATTCGCAGAATGGAGACAAAGGTTTAGATTTATGTTTGCACTTTGTAGGGGTGTTGTTTCTTTAACTTTCACTAATAATTGGATTAATGGTGGACTTTATATGTATAGTTTCTTCAAAGATGACATTTATAATCAACCATTAAGTGCCACAACATATAATAGTTTACCCACTTACAAATATTGTAGAAATTGTGTTGCATTTGGTGAAACAAACAACCAATTCTTCTATAGGGCAAGTCCATATAATGAAGGAACGGATCAATTCACAGGTAAACCATCACCAACTAAAAACAACGGAGATCCATATAGTGCGCAGAACCTTAGACTTTTAGGTAACCCTACAACTTTAATGGACTTAGGACCAAAGGATCAATTGTTAGCTGAGGTTTGTTTAAGTGGTGATTTTGACGGATATGTGGCAAACCAAGTTCCGTCTACAACTTATCAAGAAACTGCGGACCTTTTACAATTATTCGCGATAAGTAGGTTGTCAAATTCAAATCTACTTGAATTATGGACTAGTACAGGTGACTCTTCAATACAAAGTTTATTTAGTAGATCGAAAGACAGATTGGATGGTGATATAGTTCAACTTCTTAGTATCAATTCAGAGCTGAGTGTAAAGCCATATACTGGTGACAATTATGGTGATAGTAATTTGTCATTTACAAACAACCCTGTGGGACCAACCTTAGGTCTGTTTTTCTCCGCGGATACGATTACGCGTGATTTGATAACACCAGGTAGGATTACATTCCAAGATTCTACAATTAGTTACCTAACGAATTATTACGGATTCGAAGATCAAACGGTACCATATCAGGCTTGGAAAATAGACCCTGCAGGTGGAACAATTTTCGGTACACAATTGAACGATTGGAGTGCTAAATACAGTACCGATATCACATTAATAAAATATCAAAGTGTTGATAGATTATTAGGTGGAAATACTTCATCTCAACAACCTACATTCCCATCTGAAGTGACTACACCTACCACTCAAATTCCTGGTTTTATTTATAATTCTCAATCTACAGGGGGAATAAATCCGACAATCACACCTAAGAATACTTTGAGTGGTCCATTACCAGGATCAATGATTACGGGGGCACCTTTCTTCTTCTATTTTGGATTGAGAAGAGGTAAGACTGCTATGAATAAATTTATAACTACTTATTTGATAGGTGCGTAATGAGTAACACGGATTCTGGTATATTATACATTCCTGGTTCTCTTAGATTTAAGAGTAACACAAACAAAGATTTGTTTGTGCAGGTTCCTTTGCAAAATGATTTCAGAGAATTTATTGAAGGTGACAGAAGTTCTTTAATAAATCTTGAACAAATTTTTGAGGCAGAAAGACAAGGTAGTTCGAGATTCAGAGTGGCTGGTAAAATCACTAATATTTTTGATAATACAATAACAGGTAAAACTAATTATACTCCGTTTACCAACTCCCTCTATTACGTTGATGCTGTAAATTCTGTTAACACGGGAATTTGGAAAGGTTACCCTCAGTCAAGTGAGTTTTCTTTTTTTAGAACAGAAGGAATAAGTGGACATACCACATTCATTCCCAAAAGTGCTGGAACATATAACTACAATGTTTACTTGTCATATAGTTATAGTAGTTCCACCACACAAGTTATGAGTTACAGAGACTCAGATTTAGGTGTTAGTGTTGATAATTTTATTTCAGGTGATGGTATCCCATTTGTTATCCAAAACAATCAATTCGATGGAAAACCATATATCTATTTTTATTGTGCTACTCCACATAATTTACAAATAGGTCAGTATGTTGAATTATCCGTAACTTCAAATAATACTAACCTATTTCAAGTTTATGATTTGGGGGATGAAAATTTTGGTTCTGCTGAAACGGTTTTTGCTTTGTATGACATTGGTTACACGGCATTAACAAATAATATAGGTGGAACATTCAAAAGAATTGCTGATATTCAAAATAGTGGTGAAACAAAATCAAAATATTATGTTAGACTACACAAAATTTTAACCACACCTTCACAGTCTGATGTAACCAAAATGGGATTCGAAAATTCTATTTTTGCAAGTCAGAAAAAATTGGAATATTCTGCGTTGACACCAAACAACATAGAAAGGATATCTCAAAAAAATGACACTCAAAGTTTTTCATTTTCATTTGACGAAGACATAGACATAAGTGGACTTTTGGATTCTAATAAAAAACCAATAAAAGAACTTTTTGTCACTGTAATAGAAAAGGGTTATATGGGTTGGTTTAACAAACCATATAACTCCACATTCTCAAGCGCTATTGATATTGGGTGGTCATTTAACTTTGAAAAGGATATGGTTTCTAACTGGTGGAACCACTCATCTTATGACAACAAAGATGATATTCCTGTCAGTAGTTATACAATCAATGGTAGAACTTTCTTTTACAATCAGGACCTACCCGTTGGGCACGTAATCAAAGGTGATTTTTGTGAATATAATGAAACTGAACAACAAGAATATGTTCTATCAAAAATGTCACACAAGTTTTCATACAACCCTGATGTTTTTCAGAATAACGACACCCCTGAATTTCCTTCAGGTTATGCCTACCAAACACACTATTCAATTCCGATCAGGCAGTATTCAACATATATAGAATCTGCTGAACCTCAAGAAGTTGATAATCTTCCTGATTGGGCGTATTACTCACAATATTATGAAGCTTGGTATTGGAGGGATATCTACACATATGGATTTACAGATGCCGATGGATTTGGGGTAGACCTACCATTTATTAACGGATCCCATTACCCCTTTGCTCAGGTATTGTTTTTACAAACCCCTGTAATCAAAGACACGAGTATTTATGCACAACTCATAATACAGCCTATAATTGACGAATGTGAATAAGTATCGTTTTACTCTTAATCCTAACACGCAACAGATTACTATTCCAATTGATTTGTCTTGGGAAAATGCTGGTCGTGGTGAGGCGGTCAGTGCTTATGAATCTGATATAATTTCACAGGTTATCAACCCAATAGATGACTTTGAAGTCACTAGATTTGCACACAGTTTTTGGAACATAGAAAACACCAAAACAAATATTAACTACGAGTTTTTCTTTTTTGATGCTCAAGATAATCAAGTTACAGCAACGACTAATTGTAGTTTGTGGTTGAGTGATTATCAATCAGCAGGATTCACAGATGACGAAATTTACTATTTTGCCAACTCTTTTAAAAATAGTTTTTTCAAGTTGGATTTCTATGATAACAAACAAACAGAAACTCAAAGACTTTATTTTACAGTTATTTTACCGACACAGCAGGGATTGGTAGAACCCGGATTTATCGGTAGTGTAGATAACCCGACAGAAGTTTTGGTGAAGTACCCAACTTATGTTTTAGATTATGTTGGTGACAAAGAAGGTTTCTTTTTGTATTGGTTGAAAGATACGTCTTACTTGGATATCGATACTTTTTATTTTACTGTCAAGTTTTTTAACGCAAAAACGGGACAATTTGTTCGTATGATGAACCAATGTCAGGGACAACTACCAAACAAATTTAACTTCAATCAATCTGAAAAATTCTACTACAAATGTGAGTTGGATTATTCTAACTATGAATATAAAATGTATTCAGAGGCAGCTGGTGGGTCGACAACAAGAGTTGGTACGGAGACGAATCCGATAAAATGGTACGAATATATTAATCCCTAATGGAGCCTATTATCTACAAATATAGAGTATCACCTGAGGTTCTTAAAACGGACATCGTTCAGGTAACCTACGACAACGAAACGTTCGGGGTATATTCAGGTATGCCACAGATTTTGAGTGGAGGAACAGGAGGGTCAAGTTTACTGACAGGTTTATCTCTAACAATATTGTTTACACAAACTTATAATGATTTGGGTTATTATTCACCATTTGATGGACTTATGGTTCAGAAAGATGTTGTTACTAATTTTCTATATTCTGCCGACACAACTGACAAATATAAAATTACATTATATAATACATCACAAGAATCACTAAAAAGTTTCTTACAGTTTTCAGATTATCTTGTTGATTGGGGTGATGGATCTGCTATTCAAACATTGAATACTTCCATCAATGAATTGACACACACATATCCTGCTCAACCTCAAAACTATACTATAACTTTAATTCAAAAAAATCCTTGGGGAACCACTGCAATTGAAAAGCCATTATTTGTGCCTCAGACAGGTGCAACAATTAACAATCCATTTGGAAATATTACATTTACCCCACAAGGAGGTAATTGGTCAGGTATACCATTGAATTATAACTTTATATTCACAGGTGACAGTAATAACACCATTCAGGGTCAAATATCTTCGAATTTTACAACAGTACCGTTCTTGGTATCGGGATACACGCAATCTCAATTAAAAGACTTGAAAGGATATGGACCAACACCTTATGATCCTGCAAAAATCATCAGTAAAAATGGGGAGTTTTACGGACAAATATTGAATATAAATCCATCTTATACCTCGTATACTATTAACAATATTGAGTACTTTGATTACCCCGACAGAACAACATTCTTTATGGTGGAATCCTCAGGTATTACAAGTAGTGAAATAATTGCAACAGGAATAACAAAACAAGAAGTTCTTTTAGACTTTGTTTCCTCACCGGAAATTCAATCAGAAGTATTTATAGAACGTGGAAAGCAATCAGCATTTGAAGGACTACAGAGACTTGGAGAAGTTGATAATCTCGGAGACCTTGTCCGTTATGGATATGGTTTCTATAAAATAAACGATCAGTAAAATGGCACTAGGAACATACGGAATTACAAGACCCGCGGATATGTCACCCGAGGATGTTGAAATAATCCTCAACTATACTCCTTCAAGAGACGTAACAGACGGTTTTGTCTTAACTAAATTGGATGCATCAAGTATCCTTACACCCTACTTTCACAACAACAACACAGGCGGAGTTCCTGGGGTGGAATTATTAGGTGGACTTTATAACTTAAAACTTCCAGCTGCGGAGTTTAATAAATTGGGTATCTATACCCTTATGATTCGTCCTGCGGAGATAAGAACAACAATTACAGATTGTGCTGTATTGTCAGCCCTACCAAACGTAAAAGGTCTTGTTATTGATTTGAATAATGTACCCTCACAGTTCAGAAACAAATTTGTCAATCAGGGTTTAGTTGGTTTTAGAATTGAATACCTTAACCAAGACGGAACGAAGATTCCAAATTTCTATAGAATTGTAACATCTTCATTCTATTGTGAACCAGTTGTCACCCAACAGGTAAACAGTTCACAAAAGGCAATCAGATATCGTTACGTGGAGAATGGTAGTGACTTGTTATTCCTGACGGTATCACCATCAAGTGCTCCGACAAACAAACCATCGGCAACTCCGTTTATCGGACAACCAAATCAGAATATTATAATCACAAATACTTTCTTCAATCCAATGACGATTGAGATCCAAGTGGCGGAACAAGATCTTGATACCCTTGGAATTGCACTTTACGGTAACCAAACTAAGAGTATTGAAGATGGTATCTACACAATTTACGATTACCAAAATAACATCTATCAACAATATAACTTATACGAAATACGTGATGAGTTTAACGCTCTGTTGTTTGAGGTTAGACAAAACAGAGGAACCAATATCGATTTCAGTAAAAACTTTACAAATATTATTGAATAATGGCGAGCAGCAAATTCAGATATCCACCCGCACCTAATAATGGGGGTGATACTTTTTCAGATAACATAGTTGGATTACAACTTGTTGATGGAGGAGGCCTTACGCAGGGTAATTTTGAATTTACAACATACGTTACAGAAAAGGTAAACAGAACCTTTGATACTGGTGTATTTTCCGATCCAATATCATTATCAGATTTAGATGTTCAAAGTGTAGTCAAGGCAAAAGAATTGATAGCTAAAAACTACAGGGTATATCCTAACTATGATGTATCTCAGGTAACTAACTTTTCACTATACGGGTCACTCAGAAAAAGACTTCAAGTTTCAATTACTCACATAATCAATTTTTTTCCAGGTGCGATTGAGATTTATACTTTAGATACCTCGTTCAATACAGGTTATACGGCATTTAATATTTTTTACGATCAGGATGGTGACGTGACAACATTCGATGTTGATGTTAGTATGTTCAGAAATCCTTTTGACATTGACTATTCAGTAAACTCAACTCGTAACATTTCTACAAGACCTTTTGCTACGAGTCCATTAAGAAATATGACGGTTGAATACCAAAAATATGCTTTGTTCTTTTCGGGTATTGAAACATCATATGATTTTGTTGATTTTATTCCGTCAGAATCAGTCGCATCAGGAAATGTTACTATAAGTGTTTTAGGTAATCCTTTCTCAGGTCAGTCACAGTCAACTGATGTTATTATTTTGAAACCTAATAAACTTGAAACAGAAAATGCTTTTCAAGAACCGTTCGATGAAGTAGAAGATTTTCTTATCAACAGAATGGTGGTACCAAAATACACCGCAACATTTCAATATCCTGCACAAAATGATGCAGGAAATTACTACATCGCAACTGACATTATTACTTGGCCTCAGGACGGTTTTTGGAACTTGGATATTCGCACAGCGGCTTTTGATGATTATCTTTTCAAGATTGAAAATGTATCAATAAATCTTGATGAACTAATCACGGATCTTATTAGTAGATTTTTGACAACAGGAGCATTCAAAGAATTTGATACACAAGATCAAAAAGTTGAAAAAACTTTACAGGTTTACGGAAGGGCTTATGACGAAACAAAAAAGTTTATAGATGCATTGGCATATATGAACTCTGTAAATTACAATACAGGTAACGATATCCCTTCACAATTATTACAGAATTTAGCGCAAACCTTGGGTTGGAATACCAACATTTCACCAATTACAAATGAACAATTTTTAGAATCAATCTTCAGTGCACCAAATCAATCGATCTATCCTGGTATGAGTCGTGATATGACACCAAATGAATTGAACTATCAATACTACAAAAATTTGATATTAAATTCAGCATATCTATTCAAATCAAAGGGAACAAGAAGGGCGGTTGAATTTGTGATGAGAGCTGTGGGTGCCCCTGAATCGTTGATAGAATTTAATGAAACAATTTATTTAGCCGACGGACCAATCAACGTAAAAATATTTGATGAAGAATATCAGCAAATATCAGGTGGAACAATATCAATAACAACACCAACATTTGACCCAACAAGTACCTATTTGCTACAAGGTATTCAATATTCCTCATTTACTAGTGATAGTATTGTGGAGGAGATCGATGTTACCGCAGCCGACTATCCACTTGACGTTTTGGGTTATCCTTTGGCTCCTGAACCAAACTCAAACTACTTCTTTGAAAAAGGTGCAGGATGGTTTGAATCAAGTCCACAACACAGAAGTAACGATATTGTAGATAGATCAACATCTGTATTCACGGGTGCAAATCCAAACGTTCAAACGGTGTTAGCTCCGTTTACATACGGACAAGAATATTTTAATAGATTTAGAAACTTCCCTTATATGACTCTTGGTTTTGGATTGACCAAGACAATAGATAACGTGAAGTCTTGGACAAACTTCGATTTAGGACTTAGAAAATCTACCTCACCATTAAGTGAAACTTATTATCAAGTTGATGATGAACGTTTGGTTCTTAATGCCAAAAACATTGAGTTGAACCTAAATATGGGACAGGCACTTCTCTATGATGTGTGGGATATGTCTGTTAAATACAATTACCCAATTCCATCAACAGGATTAACCGCACCCTACCCAAGTCCTGACCTTGTAGACTGGACCAACATCAATCCACAACCACAGACCAAAACATTCTTTGAGTTTGCTCAGACATTCTACAATAGTATGATCAACGTAAGAAACCGTCAGACAAGTTCTGATGGTAGAGGTGGTGGATATCCAACACTTCAAGCGTTATATCAAAACTACTTAAACTCTGAAAATGCCGTAAACATTCCATCAAACCAATACACCTATCAAAAAATGATTGATTTCACTTTGGGATTGGGTGATTATTGGATGAGATTGGTGGAACAGATGTTACCAGCGACAACAATTTGGTTGGGGGGACAAAAAATGGAGAACTCTCCGATGCACAGACAGAAAGTTGTTTGGAGACTACAGAGAGGATGTGAAATTGTAATTGTTCCTTGTGTTCCTTGTTTCTTTGAAGGTCCATTATTTGCCTACGATTGTATTGATCAAACTGTTACTTGTCCGATTTTACCAACACCAACTACAACATTCCAACAAGTTCTCAATCAAACTTTGGATACGATGGTTCAGTTGAGTGGTTATACAAGTAACCAATGTAATCTTAATAGTATTACAAGCGTTTGGTATGTTGACCTTAGATTAGATAGTACAATTTTAGTCCAAGAAAGTTTCTACACAGGTTTCGGTCCTGTAGATGTGCCTACACTAAACCAGTGGATCACAGCACTCAATGAAAAGTTGGAAGGTTTATATATGTATGGTTTAAATTACTATATAAGTGGAACCAATATAATTATAAGTAACTCTTCTTGTATGGATGAATTTACTGATAAAACCCTCCAATTAAATATTGGTTTGGACTTAACAATTAACTGCGGATAATGGCTTGTCGTACTGGTAATACTGGAGTTTCTTCACCTTGGACATACCACGATTGTTGTGGTGTTTTAATAACTGGAACAACAACTGACCAACCTATTTGTTATGAGAATAGTTTACCACTTTCTTTTGGTATAGTTGACAGTGGTTCTGCTTGTTCTCCAAACTGTACAATTTATTTATCGGGATGTTGTAGTGGTGACTTATATGGTTTGAATAGTACAACTTGGGCTAGTGGAGTTACAGGTACTTGGTACTTCAGTGGTGTACCTTTATTACCTGATGGTTGTTACACGATTGTAGATACTTCAGGATCAACAATAATAAATGATCTTGTTTTCAGTGCTACAAGTTATAGTCTCGGGGTTTCGGGTTGTTCAGTTTCTTTATGTGAATGCGATTGTAATTGTGTTGAGATCACAATTGATCCCATTTTACAATTTGTATATCCACCACAAGGTGGATTGTATTATGTTGACTACAAAAAGTGTGGACTAGGCGATACAACCTATAGTGCGTCTACAGGTGGTACTTTAACATTTAATATATGTTCGTTAAGTGGTGAACCAATACTTGCTTATTTTTATACTGGTGGAACACCGGCTGACATAGTAAGTGGATACACACCTTGGGATGTAAACAACACTGGAATTTACATATCCTCATCAACAATCAACACTTGCACGTCAGAACCCTGTGATGCTCCAAGCCCATCACCTACGCCGACACCAACATTAACTCCAACCGCAACGGTAACACCGACATATACTCCGACAAATACGCCAACTCCAACTGCAACAATTACTGAAACACCAACTAATACACCAACACCAACCGCAACCACAACTGAAACACCCACTAACACACCAACGCCCACTGTTACAATTACTCCTACTGAAACACCAACTAACACACCAACACCGACAGTCACACCAAGTACTAGTGGTGATTCAGTATCTAATGATTTAAATGCGAGTTTTACACTTACAGGTGAATGTTTTAATGGAGTCTTTAGTGCAGGTACAGGACAAGTACAGATATTCCCTACGGGTGGTATTGCACCCTATTCTGTTGAGTGTGATTCAGGACAAAGTTTACCTATTGTTGTAGGTATTACCACAGGTGGTAGTGCAATCTTCACAGGGTTAAGTGCCGATACATACACTTTTAGACTTTCGGATTCTTCAGGTGGTGTCAATGACTTCATTTTAATCAATGTTATTGTTGATGACTGTTTTAATGCGGGACTTATTAATATTGTCGACACCACTTGTGGGGACAGTAATGGTAGTTTAGAAGTTTCGGTAGATACAGACTCATATCCATTATCTGTTGATTTATACCTTGACAATGGTGGAGGTTATATATTGTTTAACAGTTATACTTTATCAACCATACCAAGTTATATTTCAAATTTACCTGAAGGTGATTACTATGCGGATGTAACTGATTTTGGAGGTGCCACGGCAACTACTTTTAGTAGTATTGTAACTATATCTGGTTCAACTCCTTTAGACTATACCTTAGTTGTAATTAATAACTCTAACTGTGGTATACCTTCAGGGCAGGTTGAGATTACAGGTTTGACAGGTGCATCGTACACTTACTTATGGTCCAACGCTCAGACAACAGACATAATCACTGGTTTGACCGCGGGTACATATTCAGTAACTGTTACAGATGAGTTTGGTTGTGAGTTAACCAAAACCGCCGAGGTATTAAACTCATCGAGTTTGGGAGTAATTTCAATCACAACAACTCAACCAGGATGTTTAACTTCTAATGGAACCGTCACTATAAATATATCAGGAGGTTCAGCACCTTATTATTATTCTGCGGCTACTGAATCCACTACCACATCTTCTACTTCGTTTACTTTTACGGGTGTTACCGCTGGTAATTTTCCGATTTTTGTTCAGGATGCGAGTTTATGTCAACTTAGTACATCAACAATAGTTAACGGTGCTGGTGGATTAACTTCTGTTTCGATTACTCAATCGCCTACAAACTGTGATAGTGCCGTCAATTTAGATATAATTGTTGATGGTGCGGGTACTCCGTTTACCTATAGTTATACGGGACAAACAAATCCAAGTAATACATCGACTTATATTACGAATTTAAACAGTCATACTTTTTTAAATCTTCCACCTGATACATACGATGTCAAAATAACTACTTCAACGGGTTGTGAATATTCGGTTGTCGAGGTCGTTAGTACAACACCAAAATTTTCAGTTAGCGCAACAACAACAGGTGCCACTTGTGGTTCATCAAACGGTTCTGTCGTTATTGAAGTTGGTACTGGTTACACTGGTGTTTTAGATTATGTCTTGAGTTCTGGTCAATCAATTTTGGATGTCAACTTATCTTCATACACCTTTAACAATTTGGTGGCAGGTTCTTACGTAATTACTGTTACAGATCAAGATGGTTGTTTTATAACAGAAGAATTTGACATTACCACAAGTGGTGATTTTGGTTATCTGTTGACAACAACAAACTGTGTGCTTGGTGACGATGGTACTGCTAGTGTTACAGTTTTTGCCGGTGAACCACCATTTATATATTCTTGGTCAAATGGTGAATCTACTTCGAGTATCAGCGGTTTATCGGGTGGGACTTATAGTGTTGTTGTTACGGATGATAATGGGTGTTTTGAGGAAAAATTCTTTACTATCATATGCACATCTCAACAGGTTACAAATTATAATATTGTTCCTGTTTGTGATGATATGTTTACAACAACTGTCGGGAATAAAAGAGATATGGTAGAAATGTTGAATGAAGGATTTTTGGATATTATATCTGGTGAATCGGTAACAAATTGTGTGTTAAATGAGGCTGTCTTTATTTGTCAAATCGTGGTATCAGGATATAGTGGAACAACCCTTTGGGTTTCTGGAGGTACCGTTCCTTTTTATACTGGATATACTTTGAATGACGTTCCATCAGACCAACTTTGGGCGGACACAATACAGACAATATTAGGAGGAATCCCTGAGATAGAAAATGTTGAAATTAATCAACTGACAAACACGGTGAAAATATTTTCAAACTGTAATGGGGAAGATGATCCTCTAAGAAATGGATACATTGATATAGATTTACAAATCGATTACGACATCAGTTGCGTTTAATCAAAAATTCATTTAAATAAAATAACAAATCTTTCAATGATTTATGGTATTTCGAGTATTTATATCTAAAATACCATTTAATGAGTCAAGTAATTTTAAGGCTTTCTTTAGATTCAAATGCCATCGGTCCGTTCAGTATATATACTGGATCTACCTCTACACAACCACTTTTAACAGGACAAACTCGTGATCAATTAGTTGCAGGTGTTGTAATTAATTTGGATGCTGCGGTAACGGGTACTACATATACTTTAATATTTCAAAATAATCAGCCAAATTGCGACCAAAATACTGTTTCAAAACAGATCACAGTTTATGGTAATGATAATACGCCAACACCTACTCCGACTCAGACCCCAACACCGACCGTAACACCAAATTTAAGTCCGTCTGCAACACCTACTCATACACCTACACCAACATCTACACCGCCCCCTGGTAATAACATAGCATACCTATTTATAGAACCACAAAACAATTCATCAGATATTGGTGGTTATATGTATAACAACTATTCAGCATTTACCGATTTCTTTGGGTTTACAAATCTTTCCTCTCCTGATTTTAGCAATCAGGCTCAATTTGAAATAGATATGAACTACTACATTGATTATTCGGGTTGGACTGATAGTACTTTACCACTTATAAGAACTCAATCAGTTCCACAATCAAGTGGTGGTGTAGATAGTTTTGGAAACACAATTGTAGAATTTAATTTTACAACTCACGAAATACCGGCAGGAACAGTAAATGGTTCTGGTTGGTATACTTGGATTATTCCTACATCAGCAACTAACGGAATGATTCAAACAATTATTGATTTGAGCATAAACGGAAACCCAAATAGTTTCATAACATTTGGGACAGATGCTTCACTATATCAACACGAATTTGAATATACGGGTACAAATATTCCTTCAGGAAATTACAGAGTATACTCAAGTTTTGTAGATCCAGCATTCTATATTGCCAATTCACAAGATATTTACTTTAAAGGTGGACAAGTAACCTAAAAAAAAAACAAAAAAATGAGTCTGAACTACAAAAACCCTCTAACGTCTGGTCAAAACGACTACCAACAATCAGTACCAAGAAGCGCTAATCTTGGAGTAACCTTTAGTGTTCTAAACACCGGTGGATATATGGAGGTTTGGGATCTAACTGATTTAGTTCTGACAGGACTTACAAGTCCAGCACCTGGTATTATAACTGGTGATACAATTCCTATTAACATTCTGATTGGTGATGGTGAGGTATATTCACCAACAACGATTACACTCGCTTCAGACAATATTTCTTCAGGTAGAAGAAGATTAGGGATGCTGGTCTATGTTAGAGAGACTGGTTTAGTGTATCAATATGTGATTGATAACTATGACACACTTTGGGATGACGCGCTCGTGGCATCGGGTGTTGGTGGATCGACTGTAGTTGAAACTGAATATGGTACATTAGTAAAAGGTAATTCACCAGAAGGTTTAGCCTTTATTGACGCTTGGACAGGATCAACCATAGATGGTTACGATGCAGATTACTCAACAGCTAAATGGAAAATATTTCCTGGTTCTTTAGCTGCAATCACAGGTGCAACGTTTGATAGTGGTACAGGAACATTAGAATTAGAAAATAGTACGGGTGGTACAATATCGGTAAGTGGAATAGGTTCAGGTACCTCAGGTTCGAGTGGTACATCAGGTTCTTCGGGAACATCAGGTTCATCGGGAAGTTCAGGTTCAAGCGGCACATCAGGGAATAGTGGTTCTTCAGGGACCAGTGGTACATCAGGAACTAGTGGTATATCAGGTGTTAACGGTACTGATGGTACATCAGGATCAAGCGGTACCTCAGGATCAAGTGGTACTTCAGGAAATGGTTTTGATTGGGAAGGTGGATGGATCTCAGGAGTAACGTATTTTCAAAATGATGTTGTTTCATATAATAATAGCTCGTATATTGCTTTAACAACAATTTTACCAGGTAGTTCAGCACCTGATAATAATTCAGACTGGGATTTAGTTGCAGGTGGTGGTTTTGGATCGTCAGGAACTTCAGGTTCATCAGGTACTAGTGGAAATGACGGTTCAAGTGGAACTTCAGGTACAAGTGGTTCATCTGGCACTAGTGGTTCTTCAGGCACGTCAGGTACCTCAGGTTCAAGTGGTTCATCAGGAACTAGTGGAACTTCAGGTACTGGTGGGTCATCAGGAACCAGCGGTACTTCAGGTAGTAGTGGGACTTCAGGTACGAGTGGTAGTTCGGGTTCATCAGGAACTAGTGGTACTTCAGGTAATAGTGGGACTTCGGGTACGAGTGGTAGTTCGGGTTCATCAGGAACTAGTGGAACTTCAGGGACTTCGGGAACATCAGGTTCAAGTGGTTCTTCAGGAACATCAGGTACTTCAGGAGTTAGTGGTGTAGATGGAACTTCAGGAACCTCGGGAACATCAGGTTCAAGTGGATCTTCAGGAACATCAGGTTCATCAGGAACAAGTGGAGCATCAGGTTCATCAGGAACAAGTGGAACATCAGGTTCATCAGGGACTAGTGGTACTTCAGGAAGCTCAGGTTCATCCGGTACATCAGGAACAAGTGGTACTTCAGGTTCGAGCGGTTCATCAGGGACATCAGGGACATCAGGAACTTCGGGTATATCAGGTGTGAATGGAACAGACGGAACTTCAGGAAGTTCAGGAACTAGTGGTACAAATGGTACTTCAGGAAGTAGTGGAACTTCAGGTACAAGTGGAAGTTCTGGTGAATCTGGAACAAGTGGTTCTTCTGGTAGTT